GGGGCCCGAACGAGCAAATGGCCCTTGGAACAAACGCCGGGTCCCAACCCCGCCATGTGGCTTTACCGTATTTGTCGCGCTTGACAAACGCCTTGATCTCCGACAAATCTTCGTACTCTTCGTCTGTCAAGACGACGCCATCTAACTCATTGTAGGCGGTGCGTAGGAATTTCTTCTGGTTGGCTGTGTATTTGGACGCTTCTAGGTATTTTTCGAGTTCCTTAGGCACCACACGCCTTGGCATGTTAGGTCGCATCCACTCCCGATACCACTGCGTAAATTCTTGCATCAGGGCTTGGTCTATCAGGGGTGTTTGAGCGCATTGCCGCAACCTAAGAGCTGCTTCTTCGTTCTGGGCACAACCTGCTGCTGTGCACTGGGGGTCGGCCACCACTTGAGGCCCGACCCTCAGCATTCCTCGGAGTTGTTTGCGCCTCCGCGTTGCCCGAGCCGTGACAGTGCACCCTGGTTTCAACGGTTGAGGAACCGCTGATTCCCGAGCGCACTTGGGACACAGCTCAGCACCCTGCCACCGCCTTTTCCCACAGGCACAGGCGACAGGATGCTCTCTGGCCATGAGGACGTCATCATTTCTCTTCAAACGGGCTTGCACCGCTGTGTTCGAGTAGGAACCCAAATACAATGGTGCACCGCCCACACACGGATTGACGGGATAACCCAGATCTGCAATTTGTAGGGAAGCAGTTGCTTCCCGGTACGCATCAGCAGTCTGAGTCGGGATTAAACTGGCGGCCGCCAGCTTGTCGTAGAATTGTAGCGGGGTCTCATTCTTCGAGACACATATCGTTAGCAACTTGTATGCTTTACGACATCGGTCTTCGTGTTGATCTCTGCCCGCTTTATTTGCATCCCCCTTTCCGCCTTCCAAAAGCTCATCTGTGTCAAACACAAATGTGTTTTGTTGTTTCTTCTTCCAGTGCGTTTTGCCTGAACAGGGCGGGGCGTACACAACAGTCAGCCCCGCCTGAAGATTGGTTGGAAAGCGCGTGTGTTTCTTTGGGGCTGTTGTGTACCAGCCCCGGAACCGTTCAAGTGTGGTTCCGGACAAACCCCGGCTTAGCGCGTTGGCTTCCCAGCGCGCCTTCGTGACATGGACGATATATGTCTTGGGGTCTCCGCACTTGAATTGGGTATTGGTCAGGAATACTACGGCCATCTCCCCCATTGATGACGCCCCCACGGGGCTCCGCGAATGGCGGCCCTAACCGTCACCACCCAGGTACAGCGCAATGCGTTGGTCACTCTTCTTGACCATGCGCTGCACCTTGATAGTGACGGCAGTGGCCGCCCGCACCAACTCCTCTCCCGGTATCTCCATGCGACTCAGCTCCGAGATGATACGCGTCCGTATGGTTGTTGAGGTAGTCCGTGAGGGTACCAAACTGGACGCCAACGGGAGAACTGAAAACATCACATCTCGGCTAACTGCCACTGCTGGCTGGTCGTCTTCTGCTAACTCAGAAAAATCGAGGGCCTCCCCAGGCCACTCAAAGGATGGTCCCCGGAACCGAACAGTGGTTTCAACGCTCTCATAGTGGAGGTGGTGTTTGACGAAACGGGCCAACTTGGCTGGTATAGACCTTGGCTGTAGGCTCCTGTTCTCTTGGTCGTGATGCAAGGGCCTAGGCCGGCCCCAAAACCACCGGTTAGCAAAGTCCCGACTTTCACTCAACCGGAGGTGCACACGAAGGATGTAAGGATCCCCTTGTTGCCAATTGAG